AAACAACTTGTTAAAAGACTACGGGCTTGATGTCCAAAAACTATTCTTAGAAATGATGTTGCAAGACGCAGAGTCGTATGTGCGGGTACAAAACATTTACAATCCAGAAAACTTTGATCGAAGCTTGCGTCCTGTGGCTGAGTTTATTGCTACACATAGCAACGAATACAAAACACTTCCAGGTACAGATCAAATTCGAGCAGCTACAGGAATAGAACTTAAACATATTCCGGATCTGACCGAAGGCCACTTTGAATGGTTTATGAACGAGTTTGAGCAGTTTACTCGTAGACAAGAACTAGAACGTGCAATTTTAAAATCAGCAGACTTGTTGGAAAAAGGCGAGTATGATCCTGTAGAAAAACTGATCAAAGATGCGGTACAAATTAGTTTGACCAAAGACATGGGTACGGATTACTTTGCAGATCCTAATGCTCGTATCAACAAGTATTTTAATTCAGGCGGTCAAGTCAGCACAGGTTGGCCACAGATGGACAAAATTTTGTATGGCGGATTCAGTCGTGGAGAGCTTAATATTTTTGCTGGTGGGTCTGGGTCAGGAAAAAGTCTTGTTATGATGAATATAGCATTGAGTTGGTTACAAGCAGGATTAAGTGGTGTGTACGTTAGTTTAGAACTGAGTGAAGAACTATGTGCCCTAAGAACAGATGCTATGTTGGCCGGAATGAGCACCAAAGAGATTCGCAAAGACATTGATCAGACGGAACTTAAGGTTAAACTTGTAAGCAAGAAAGCCGGACAGTATAGAATCAAAGCACTGCCAGCACAGAGTAACATTAATGACATTCGTAGTTATATTAAAGAAGTACAAGTGCAAACAGGTATTAAGGTAGACTTTATCATGTGTGACTATTTGGACTTGTTGATGCCTGTAAGCGCCAAGGTTAGCCCAAACGACCTGTTTGTTAAGGACAAATATGTTTCCGAAGAGTTGCGTAACTTGGCTAAAGAACTTAATGTGTTGTTTGTAACAGCGTCGCAGTTGAATCGTAGTGCGGTAGAAGAAATTGAATTTGACCATAGTCATATTTCAGGTGGTATTTCAAAGATTAATACCGCAGATAATGTATTTGGTATCTTTACAAGTCGCGCTATGCGTGAGCGTGGCAAATATCAAATACAATGTATGAAATCGCGTAGCTCTACAGGTGTTGGACAAAAAATTGACTTAGACTATAACATCGAAACAATGCGTATTACTGATCCGGGCGAAGAAGCTGGCCCAGTGAATTCATTTGCCAAGGGCAATTTACTTGACAGCATCAAAGCAAAAAGCACAATGCTTAGTAAAGAAAATGTAGACGCCGACACTAGTGAAATTGGTAAAATCACTGCCGACGTACAAAGTGCTAAACTAAAACAATTACTGGGACAGATTAAAACAACATGAAAAATTATTGTGCAGACCTTCAAGGTGGACTTTGGCTTCGGTATAATACTGAAAAAGCAACCTGGTATGGGAAACCATGTTGTTTGTATGACGAACAATTTCCAATTAATGAGAATATCAATTTAGAATTATGGCAACATCCCAAGATTGTAGCCGAACGACAGGCAAATATACTAGGTGAAGATCTGCCTAACAATTGCAAAACTTGTAAAAATACAGAATCTTCTGGTAATTATAGCCGCCGACAATCCTGGAACGAACGACTCGGTACAGATTGGAATATGCCTAGTTCGATTGTTGAATTAGATATACAGTGTGATTTTTCTTGTAATTTGGCCTGCAGAATTTGCAGCCCAATTTTTAGCACCCTATGGCGTCAAGTTGATCCGCTGTATAAAAAAAATGAAAAAAAGTTTAAAGTTAGAGCAAAAAATATTGATGTAACAGAATTGATTAAAACAATGCCGGCGCACAACATTAAGCAAATACATTTTCAAGGCGGCGAACCACTATTATCAAACACACACATTCAAGTTCTTGAACAATTGCAAGATCACGTGGACCTATCTCAAATATCTTTATGGTATCATTCCAATGGAACACAACAAGTATCGGATTCGGTTTTAAAATTTTGGGAAAAGTTTAAAATGCTAGAAATTTATTTTAGCCTTGACGACATGGGACCCCGAATGGAATACCAACGCTGGCCAATGGTGTGGAACGAAATACACGAAAATATGTTGTGGTGGAAAGAAAATTTACCTCATAATGCACTGTTAAGAATAGAACGTACTATTGGAATATTATCGGCGTATTGGGCTGATGAGCTAGAACAATGGCACAAACAATATTTTTTCAAAAGCAAATACGGTGATGCTATCTCAATGAATTATCATGGTTGTATTGGAACATATTCTTTAGATGCAGTAAGCGAACAATATAAACAAGCAGTATTAGATAAATTTGACTCAACCCACTGGGTTTATAAAACTTTTGAGAACTTAAAAACTGATTCTTTAATGCATATTAGCAATGCATTTGCTGATTTAAATCGCCACGATCAGCTGAGAAATCAAAGCTGGAAATCTGTATATCCAGAATTCCTAAAATGGTATCCAACACAGTCTACCTAACAATAATAAACCTTTGTATTCTTAATAAATAATAAAAAGGTCCTGTACTACTATGCAAAAAAAGACACGCAGTTTATTGGAAGAATTAGACTCAATGTATGTTGAGCGTGATCAGCGCCATGTTATTGAAAACCGTGCTGCTAACGTCATAGCTAGTGCTATACGCTTGCTGGAGCAGATTGACTCTAGTTATAGTGTAGAGGATGCTCAAAATCTACAGCGAAAATTGCTCAACGCTATTAATCAGCGCGACCCAGGTAAGTTTACCCGAACAGTGAGACGCACAGATGCAAATTCATGAAATAACGCAACCTCGTCGTATTGATGAAGCATTAGGACCTGCAGGGTCTTTCTTTTCTGGATTAACCGGCGGCTTAACCGATCGATTAATGGACAAAACTCCAAAAGCTGGAGTAAAACAAAACACGTCTGACAAGTGGGAAGACAGATATGCGGCCTTACAAAAAGATGCAGCGGTAGCCACCTATGCTAAAAATCTAGCCGACGGCTGGGCAAAAACTGCCGGCACTTTAGTAAAGCCTACACAAGGATTAACTTCTGCTACAACCTTGCAAAAAACAATTCCAACCTTGGTCTCTGCCGCCAAAAAAACCAATAACAATTTAACATCAACACAGATTGGTCAGATTTTAGCCAAGTCAGCACCTACTGTTTGGTCTAACACCGCAGATAAGTCTGCTGCTATTGCACAACTAAAAAATGAACTGGACAAACAAGGAGTCACAGTTGACGGAGCATCTACCACAGCCGCACCTACAAAATCAGCAACAAAATATTCTTATGGTAAACCTGGACAAATGAGTTCAACTGTTGCTGCAAGTAAGGCTGGACAAACCATGCAAAAAGTTTTTGGTCAACCCAAGGGCGGTATCCAGGGTATGCAGTCCGATTTAAACGAGGCGGCCATAGTAGGTCCGGCCGCAGATCAATATCGAACAGCTTTTGTTAACTGGTCTGATGATCAGTTGGCCACCCGTGTTCCTGAAACCGGTACTACTATTACCATGGCCCAAGTACGCGATAAAATTCCAGACCTGTCTACCAAATTGTCGGCGGCATTGAATCAAGTTATACAAACACAAGGTACCGCTCAACAAACTCGGGCTGTAGAAGAATACATCAAGTTAGCTGTAGCTGGCGTGCAGGCCCTAGCACAAAGTTCAAAAAATGGAGTATCAGCTTCGGCACAACAACAAAATACTCAGTTTGCTACCTCCTCAGGATCAGTGAAACAATCTTTGCGTGATGCCGGCATTGATCCTAGTAGGTTGGCACAATTTGGTGCTCAAGCCAAGGAGGCCGGAAGCCCAATGACAACAAGAAGGACCGGCGATACAACTGCCGATACTTTGCTAAAATTAGCAGGGTTTGACCTACGATGAACTTACTCGAAGGCGGCAACGTATTTAAAGACGGTAACGGTCGCGCGGTTACACAACGAATCAATCAAACGGATGTTAAATCAACCTTGGCCTGGTTGGAAGAAATGTTACCTGGCCTTGATCTACAAAACAACACCCTAGGCTCAACTGGCATCAAAGATACTTCGGGCGATTTAGACATTGCAGTTGACGCCAAACAATTAACCAAAGAACAATTAATAGCACAATTGACCCGTTGGGCCATTAGTCAAAAACAAAAACCCGAAGACTGGGTTAAACAAACCGGTGCTGGTGTGCATTTTAAAACTCCCATCAACGGTCGTCCAGATCTAGGGTATGTGCAAACAGATTTTATGTTTCTTAAAAATGTTCCTTGGAGCAAATTTGTGCTTGGCGCCATGCCGTTAGACTCAAAGTATAAAGGCCGCGAACGCAATGTGTTGATGAACAGTATTGCTAAAAGCATGGGATATAAATTAAATCAGGTTGGCGGCATTGCTGATCGTACCACAGACAAAATTATCACCGATAATCCTGACCAGGTAGCTAAACTATTATTAAACCGAACAGCCACACGTCAAGATCTTGCCAGCGTGGAATCAATATTACAAGCATTAAGCACAGATCCTCAACGTGACGCTAAATTAGCAGACTTTAAACAGCACATGGAACGTGAAGGCCTGCCATTTTTAGAAAGTGCAGAATTATATCAGCCTGTTAGCGACGTAAACTTCCTAGCTCGCTTGCGTGATCGTATTATAAATCAAGGCATGCAGGTCATTGTTGAAGCAGAAGTGCAAGGTGGTCGCGCCAAAGGCATTGAACACCTAGAAGATCTTGTATTTCGTAATGGCAGTGCGGGCATTAAAAAGGCCCTAGACATTGTAAAATATACCGCAGACAACACAGGTAAAACTACCACAGTCAAATGGGATGG